ATAATCCAATATTATTAAACGACAGGTTAGATATATTAAAGTGGAGCAAGTCTAGATTAAAGAAAGGAAACTTCCAATGGAAAGATGGGGTTAGGGATTCTGAGGTTGAGTTTAGAGAAAGCGTAAACGGTAGATTCTTAATTGCCGAGATGCCAGCTAAACCAAATGCTTTTGAAAAGAAAGGAAGCGTTATTAAACCTATGAATAGTTCTATGTATTCAGCAGGTGTCGATCCATTCTCTCACCAAACGGTAAGTAAGTCTCACGAATCAAGAGCTTCTAATGGAGCTTTAGTTATATTTAAAAAGTCAAATCCATTGTCCCCTACAGAGTATGATATGAGTCCTGTTCTTTACTATTGTAATCGCCCAGATTCGCCTGAAACATTCTATGAGGATGTACGTATGGCTTTGTGCTTTTACGGCTGCAATGCGCTTATAGAGAACAATAAACCAGGTATCATTTATTACCTTGAGGAGAAAGGATGTGCAGACTTCTGCTTTATGCCTCCAGATAAGAACACGAGAGGCTTGTCAGCTACCTTAAAGACGACTACGTATATGGCCGAATTAACAGACCAGTACATAAATGACCATATAAACAATGTTTGGTTTGAAGGACTTATAGAGGAGTGGCTACAGTTTGACCCAGGAGATACTACCAAGTCGGATAGCGCAATGGCGGCAGGCTATGCACTTATGTTAATTAATAACCATAAGTACAATCCAAAGGTAGGAAAGAAAGAAGATGTAGACATATTGAACGTGTTGCCATTCTTGAGAGGAAAGAACTCAAGCAACCTTTTGGGCAAAAAACTAGGTTTTTAAAGCGTATTATATCAACACAACTAATAAGACGAGATGTCAGCAGAAATAATTAGCAATGCAAGGACCTTATTCCCAAACGAGGATGTAAGCCCTAAAGAAAAAGAATCAAAAGCTTGGTTGATGCAATTTGCGCAAGCAGCATTTAACTCCTACGGAGATACACCATTTGGTTCAATCGGTTATAGATCTAGAGACAAATATGAGTGGATTAAAACATACGCTCAAGGCCGTCAATCTATAGAAAGATATAAAAGAGTATTAACTCCAGATCAAGATCCTAATAACAATACACTTGTTGTTGACTGGTCTGTATTGCCTATTATACCTAAGTTCAGAAGAACAGCTTTAGGATTATTAGAGAAACAAAACTATGATATTCAAATAGATCCAGTTGATCCGTTTGCTCAATCAGAAAAGGATATGCTAGTTGCTGAAATGAAAGCAAAAGCTATTCTTAGAGAAGAGTTTAAAAAACAAGGAAGACCAGATCTAGCAGAAAGTGCAGCAATTATGGCTAACCCTGGAGAGCCAGATGATTTAGATGGAATTGAAGTTGCTGAATTAGGTATGCGTCATAAAACATCTATGGAAGCTGAGTTAGTAGTTGAATTGGTATTTGACCAAAACGATTATGAAGGACAACGTAGACAACAATTACAAGATCAGTTTGACTATGGTGTTGCTATATTTAAAGATTACGAACAAGATGGTTTAGTAGGATTTAGAAGAGTAGACCCTAGAAGATTTTTATCTAACTTCTGTACGTACCCTGACTTTAGAGATTTAAGATATGCAGGTGAAGTATTAGAGGTTCCAGTTGCTCAGTTGATTCAAATGAGTAATGGTGAATTAACAAACGAAGATATTGAGTTTATTTATAAGTATGCAAATGCAAATCAATGGCGTGGTAATATGCCAGTAGGTAATGCATACTACGGTACATACAATGACTTTTGGAATAAAGGAAAGGTTCAAGTATTAGACCTAGAGATTTATTCTACAGATAACTTAGTTAGAGAAGAAAGAGTTGACAGAAGAGGAAACATTGTTTTTGGTAGAGCTGGATTTGAAGATACGAATAACAAGAAACAAAAGTTCAAAAGAAAACAAGTTGTAGGCGTATATAGAGTTAAATGGATTGTTGGAACTAACATTTGTTTTGACTACGGTAAACAATGGAATGTTAAACGTGATCCGATTAACATAGCAAGAGCAAAACCTAGTTTCCATATTGGAGCAGTTGACTTCTTTGATATGAAAACATTCAGCCGTATGGAAGCAATTATTCCTTACGCTGACTCTATTCAATTAGCTTACTACAGATTACAGCACGAATTAAACACCGCTGTTCCACGTGGTTTTAATATTAACTTAGCAGCTTTAGAAGAAGTAAGTTTGTCTGGTGGAGGAAAGGCTATGAGCCCTTCTGATATCATTGACTTATACTTACAAAGAGGTGTATTGGTTAGTCGTTCAGTAGCAGCAGACGGAAGACAAGTTCCTCCAGCTATCAACCAATTAGAAGGTGGTGTAGGTAACGCTATCGCTGAGTACTGGAATATGATTAACAACAATCTAGATATGATTCGTCAGACTCTAGGTTTAAATGAACTTACAGACGGTTCAACGCCTAACCCTAAGTTCTTAACTACAGTTGCTCAATTAGCAGCATCTGGAACTAACAATGCGTTAAGTGATATTAGCTACTCAGATAGAGCACTTGCTCAATCTTTATCAGAAGCTATCATTATACGTGTACAAGATGTAATTAAAAGAGGTGGTGGAGAAGCATATGAAAACTCATTGGGATTAGGAACTGTAGAGCTATTAAAGCGTTCTCAAGAAATTTCTAAATACACTTATGGTATTTCAATTGTAGACAAGCCTACAGCTGAAGAAAAAGCTAAATTAGATGAGTTAGTTAAAGTTGCTTTACAATCTGGTCAGGTTAATATCGACGATGTTATACGTTTAAATAATATCCAAAATATTAAGCAAGCAGAATTATTCTTAGCTTATAAAGTTAAAAAGAATAACGAGAAGAAGCAACAAGAAGCAATGCAACAGCAACAAATGAATGGTCAGATCCAACAACAATCTGCTATGGTAGCTGAGCAAGCTAAACAACAAACTATCCAAATGGAATACCAAATGAAGTCTGAACTTGAAAAAGTTAAGGCGGATATGGAATCTCGTTTAATTGAATTGCGTGGTCAGTTTGATTTAGAAAGAGAAAGAATTTCTGCAACAGGTAGAGTTGAATCTTCATTTGTTCAAGCGAAAGAAAGAGATGCAGCTAACATTAGAGATAATAAAACTAAGTTGATGCAAGATGGAAAAATGGAAGATATGGGTGAGATTGACGTTCCAGCAGAATTAGAATCTAGAGTAGCTCCAGAAACAGCAGGAGGTCAACAATTAAAAATACAAGAACCTTCAGGGTTTTCTTTCTTAGGAAATGCTAATCAACAACCAGCATCAGCTCAAGGCGCAGAAATGATGCAACAAGGAATGAATGAGCAAATGAATGCTGTAAATCCTATGCAGGAAGAGCAAGGTATGATGGAGGAAATGCAAGGTGCAGAAGTAGAACAAGGTGAGCCAGTAAATGAGGAACAACAACAAATTCAAGATATGTTAGCGTTCCAAAATCAAGGTCAAGCGTAATATATTGATTAACAACATAAACACAAACACAGATGGAAAACACACAAGAAACAGCACAAGTAACTGAGCAAGTAGTTGAACAAACTGCTCCAGTTGCAGAAGCAACTCCACAAGCGGAAGCTCCTCAAGAGAGTCCATTTGCAGGAGAAGGAAAGTGGACATTAAAAGGTGAGTACTCAAGTGCAGGCATTCAATACAATCAGCCTAAGAAACAATTTGAGGAAGCACCTGCTGAAACAAAGGTAGAAGAAACTCAAACTGTTGCAGAAAATGCACCAGCTGAAACTAAAGATGTTCCAGTTTACAAAGCAGAAGATACAACGGAAAGCGTAGTATCTACACAGGAACAAGCTACTCAAGAACCAATTGTTTTTGACCCTTGGGAAAAATTAGGTTTACAAGAAGACGATTACGCTAAGCAATTAATCGAAGCTTATAAAACTAACCAGCTTGATGAGTTCTTAATTAAGACGAATACTAACTACGACTTGTATACAGACGAAGAGATTTTGAAAACACAAATCGATTCTAAATATCCAAGTTTAGGTGAGGAAGAAAAGAATCTGATATTACAGAAGACTCTACAAAAAGAGTATGGAATAACAGGAGACGAAGAGGAAGATAAAGTTGCACGTTTGATGATGAAGCTAGAGGCAGACAAGATCCGAGAGGGATTAAAAGCCGAGCAAGCTCAGTACAAACCTAAAGCTTTTGAAAACCCTACGTCGGCAATTGAAGCACAGTTGAAAGCTCAACAAGAAGCAATTCAGCAACAAGTAGAAAGCTTCAAGAATCATTTAACTTCATTACCAGACTACAAGCAATTCGAGACGAGCAGACTTGTAGAATTTGGAGAAGGTGAAAACAGAATGAATTTTGAAGTAGACAAAAGCGCTGACTTTTTGGGTGAAACATTAGACCAAAATAAATTCTTTCAAAAATTCGTTGGCCAAGACGGTCAATTGGATATGAAGAAATGGATGAAAGCTTGGACATATGCAAACAACCCAGCTGCTGTAGAAAAATCTTTAATCAATTACGGTAAATCCCTAGGAGAGAAAAGATTGTTTAACGAGCTTAAAAATACTAAAGCTGAAGATGTTGTTCAGACTCCTTCAAGAGGCTCTGGATTCGTGATAAAATCTATCGATGGAAAACCATTTGGTGGGTAAAAATAAAAAACAATTTTTTAAAACTTTAAATTAAAACAAAATGGCATTTACTTACGGCTATGGTGCACAAGGTGCTACCGACAAGTACACCGCCTCCGCGGTGGCTCTCTTAGACCAAAGAGAGATTTATAACCAACTTATTGACATCCAAGACGATGCTGAGTGGTTAGATTTTATGTATATGGCAGGAAAAAAAGACGCTACTGCGGTTCCTTTCTATACTTCATTCTACAATGACAACTTATACAAGTTGATCGATACAACTGGTGCTACAGTTACTACTGGTGCTGCTACAATCGAAGTTTATGGATTACCTACAGCGGTATTCAACTTCTTAGTTGTTGGTGATTTGTTAAAATTCCAAAACGGTAAAGTAGGTCGTGTTCAAGTTAAAGGAGACAATACTTCTGCTAAGAAAATGGAAATCCAATCTGTTGACGGTACTAACTTAACTTTAGTTGCTGGTAACAAATTATCTGCTTTCTCAAATGCACAAGAAGAGGGTTCAATTGAACCACCATCTCGTCGTTGGTCAGTTAACTCTTTACAAAACCGTGTTCAAATCTTCCGTAATGCAATCAAAATTACAGACGTACAGAACGCTTCTAAAATCGAGTTAGAATTTAACGGTAAACCATACATCTTACCTTATGAAATGATCCAAGGTTTACAAAAACACCGTGGTGATATTTCATTAGCTATGTGGTTAGGTGAAGTTTCAAACACTTTGTTTGCTGACTTAGAGCCAGGTGTTGGTCCAGGTTCTTACTTAGCAGGTGCTCAAGGTTATGGTGTTCAAACTACTCGTGGTATGGATTCTTACATCACTAACTATGGTGTTAATGATACATTAACTACTCCAGGTTCTTTCAATCTATCTGAATTATCTAGCTTAGAGGAAAAATTAACTGCTGTTCGTGCTCCAATGGAATATATGATCGCAGGTTCTAATCCAGCGGTTGCTGTTATTTCTGACTTCTTGAAAAACTTACCTTCTTCTGGTGGTGTTTTCTCTGGTCGTTTAATGGTTGACGGAAAAGAAATCGATTTACAAGCTGAGAGATTTATGCACGGTGGATACACTTACAACTTGAAAGCGTTTAAAGTATTATCTAATACTGACGTTATCAACTATACTGGTGGTCCTATCCAAAAATCTATCTACTTCTTACCAATGGGTAAAGTTAAAACTGTAGGTGGTGGAATGAACGATTACTTCCGTTACAAATATATGGCTCAACCAGCTCCTGGTACAGGTTCTGTAGAGACTGCTGAATTAATGACTGGTGCTCTTGCTCCAACCCCAACAAACCAAGAACAAAGCTTAACTGTTACTTGGACTTCAAATATGGGTCTTGAAGTATTTGCTCCAAACAAATTTGCTAAAATTACTAATATCTTAGCATAGTAAAAATTGAGGAAAGGAGGGGGTTCGCCCCCTCTAATCTTCACTTAAAACACACAAACATTTTTTAACACAAAACACAAAACACAATGTCACTAAAAAAGTTAGGAGTCTATAATGACTTCTCTGATGAATTAAAAAAGCTTATAGCTTTACCTAAAAAAGGTACACAAGTTTCTTATAGATTTTTAGATTCGTATTACGATCCAATGAGTGGAAATACGTTCTTTAAAGCTCACCTAAAAATTCCTCCATTTTCTAAATGTTTTGATCCAGGTAAAAACGAATGGATTGAAATTGGTTTAGTAAATGGTATAGACTCTTATGGAAATCCATTGCCTAACAGAATTAGAAGAATCTGGGTATCGCCACAAGAGAATGCAGGTATGTTGCATTTAACTATTGGTAATTCACAAGACGATGAATTATTTCAATATCTTGAGCTAGCTTCATTTAACAAAGCAAACACTAATAGAGATGAAGAAATTCACCCTATTTTAGAACGAGTTAATTTTGAAGCAGAAGCTAAGGAAAACCGTCAAGCTTTACGTATGAAGAGAGATGCTTTAATCAAAGCAGCTGCTTTATCTAAAGAAGAAGTATATAATTTAACATTATTACTTGGTTATGATACAGAACTTTCTGAAGAGGAAATGAGATTTAATATTGAGGATTATGCAGAGACTGAACCAGAAGATTTTATGGAACGCATAAGTGATAAGCAAATAGGAATTAAATCATTAGTTGCACAAGCTATTGTTTTAGATGTTGCTTACATTAGCGTAGAAGAATCTAAGTTAAAATGGACAGATTCTGACGGTGATATTATGAAACTTGCAGATCTTGAAGAAGATATGGTTTACGAACAATTCGCAGACTTTATTGAAAAGAAAAAGCAAGTAGCTGTACTTGATCAGATGAATAAATTAGTAGATTTAAAATTAGCTAAAAAGAAAGCTAAGAAATAACTTAAAGATGTGTTTGTGTTGCTCAACGGCCCCTATTCTTAGGGGCTTTGAGTTTTTATAAAGTGCGTATTATATGAGTATATTTTATGGAAATGTTTGATAAATTGAAAGGGCTTGTTCCTCAGACTCTTATAGACGATATGATTGCTCACGATATTGATACTCCTTTGCGAGCAGCTCATTTTTTAGCACAAGCAGCTCACGAGTCAGGTGGGTTTAAATTCAAATCAGAAAACTTAAATTACGGAAAGGAAGGATTGTTAAAAATCTTTCCTAAATATTTTACTCCAGCATCTGCTGAAGCATATAACAGAAACCCAGAAAAGATTGCATCTAAAGTTTATGCTAATCGTATGGGTAATGGTGACGAAGCTAGCAAAGATGGTTGGAAGTTTAAAGGCCGTGGTTATATCCAATTAACAGGTAAAGATAATTACAAAGCATTTAGCGAGTGGGCTAAAGAACCATCTATATTAACAAACCCAGATCAAGTTGCAGAAGATAAATATGCAGGGTTAAGTGCTATTTGGTTTTGGAATAAAAACGGACTAAGTAAGATAGCAGATACAGATAATTTGAGAGACAACTCTACAGTTGAGAAAATAACTAAAAGAGTTAATGGTGGAACACACGGACTTGCTGATCGTGTAGAAAGATTTAATAACTACAAAAAGCTTTTATTTTAATGATCACAGGTAACGAGACGCAAGACAATCACATCTTGCTTTGGTCAAGCATTGTATTGAATATTTTAGCAAACTTAGATAAAACAAATACAACATTTGTATTAGGTGTTATTGTTTCTATTCTTGCTATAATTAATTATGTTATTCAGATTAAAAAGAATCTTAAGCGCAGAAAATAATTTATGGGTTCGAAAGCTTTATATGTATTTTTATTGGGCGCTATTATTGGCGTTTTATATTCCTGTAACCCTGTTAAGAGAGTGCTTAGCAATCCCAAATATTATGCCGAAGTTAAGAAACAAGTTATCCTTAACGGAGAGTGCGTTAATGACACGATTACGGAAGAGATACTTAAAGACACTATAATTTACAAAGACACCGTTATTCACGATAGCTTTAAAGTTAATATGCCAATGGAATGCCATTTGGATACTATCGTAAATGACTTTAGTGTTTATTTGGAGAATGGCAACTTATGGGTTAAATGGTTAGGTCAAGTACCTACTAGAACCATAAATAAACAAACAACTCACGTTGTTGTAGACAGAGCGAAAGAGGCTATCTTAATAGATTCTTGCGCAAATCAAGAAAGAAAAATATACGATTTAAACAACAAGATTGGATCTAATAAAAAGACCAAGTTTAAGTTATTAGCAATCATAGTAATACTTACGCTGTTACTGTTTAGAAAGCCCCTACTAAGACTCGTTAAGCCCTTTTAAGAAGCGTATTATATAGGAAACTTAACGTAGATGCAGAATGTATCTGATTTATACAACTTTATAAACTTCATAGCTGATAAGAATCGCAGAGGGTATTTGTCTCCAGAAGAGATTTCCCAAGCGTTATCTTCGGCTCAAGTAGATCTTTGGAACTACTATTGGGGTTTACCGCAAACTGCCCAAGCATTAAAGGGTGGAGCGCCTAATCCAGACTACGGATCCAGCCAATTAACTATTGACGCATTAAGTCCATTTAGAACTAGAACTCAAGTAACTCCAGGACCTGGAGGAATTATATATTTATATAACAATAGTGTTAGTTATCAAATACCTGACTTTGGCCACTTTATTGGTTTATTTAAAATAAATACAACAACTAACGAAATAAGTGGAGTAAATCAATACTTAAACTCAGAAATAATAGAGGCTTTAAGATCTACGCTTTACCCAGTTACGGTAGATAGTCAAGTATTCGTATTTGAAAATGACTTGATTCAATTGTATCCAAGAACAACTATGCCTGCTGGATATGCAGCTGAAGTTCATTATATAGCACTTCCTAGTGATGTGGTTATTGTTTATACAGTTACAGGTAACACTATTACTATTAACAATACTGCTTCAACTCCTCCTAAGTTTGATTCTACATATTGGGTTGAATTAGTTGCTAGAGCACTACCTTACGTAGGCGTTAACTTGTCCGCACAAGAAGTACAAGCATTAGCTAACCAACAAATACAATCTGTATAATGACTACTAAATCACAAATGATTGAGCGTTGCAGAAGGTTATTGTCTGGTGGTTTTCCATCAAACAGAGATCGTGTGCGTGATGCTGAGATTGAAAAGCATCTAGAGTCTGCGATGAACAGACTATTAAAAACAGAAGTTTTAAATACAACATTCAACATAGACGGTGCTACAATTCCAGATGGAGTTGTTTTAGGCACATACGAAAACGTATCAGTAACAGGTGGGCTAAATGACACGTGCACGGTGAAGCTCCCTGTTACGCCAATGTATCTTCCAGAGAAGATGGGTGTGTTTAGTGTATATCCATCTAGCTATCCTGAGTTAGAGTTTATTCCTATTCCTGCTGGACAATATTATATATTACAGCAAGTGAAAGAAGTTAATTCTTTATTGGGTAGAGTTCCTTACGTATGGGAAGGACAAAAATTAACAATATATAGAAATATTATTGGTGACGGTTTGTATACTGTAGATTTAAAGATAGCTATTGCTGACTTGTCTCAGTATGGTCCAAATGATCCATTGCCTTTGTCTCCAGAATTAGAAGAGCAAGCTATCCAAGCTGTTGTTTCAATCTACATTACTGAGCCTAGAACAATTAGAGACGAAAGCTTCCAAGCATCACCAGAGAACTTTATAAAATAATAACAAATGACACCAAACGGAGCTTTTGTATCATTGGATGAGATAATCAATGCGTGGTTATTTAAGAATGGAAAAACCATTCATAACTACGCAAAGGTTCTTACGTTTGCAGCTGAGGCTGTACGTGAGTTATCTGTTACTTCTCTCCAATTGGTTAACCATAAAATATTAGTTAGGGATTGCCACGATTGGTGGGATCTTCCTGATGACTTTACAGACTATATTAGTGTGGGTATTAGAGTTGGTCAATATTGGAGACCTATTGGCGTGAGAAAAGGTATTATGCCTGTTCCTTACACAGATGGTTTAGCTCAATACAACCCAAGCGAATTTAGTGAGATTCCAGGAGAGATGAATACTTCTGGAGAATGGATTAATTGGATAGGCGAACCTTGTGATCAACCAGACTTTTGGATGGATGATTTCTACTTAGATGATTTTACTACTCAAGATCCAAGAAAGCCTCAACCTGTTTTCAATCCTACTGTATCTCCAGTTGGACAAACTTATACTCCATACCAAGGTTTTGTTCCTTTCTTTTATTCTGACATCTATAACGATTGGGGTCAATTAAAAGGTAGAGCATTTGGTTATGCAGACGGAAACAGGGTTGACTCTGTAAACATAAATGTAGAACAAGGCATTATAACTTGTCCATCTAATTTCCCAGGAAGGGAACTTTATTTGTGCTATGTTGGCGTTGGTAATGTTGACTCTATGAGTATGTTACCTAAGAAAGCTCAAGTCGTTATTGAGGCTTACATTAGTTACAAGATGGCATCTGTAAAACGTAATAGCTTGCAAGAAGCTGGATTGAGAAAACAAATCTACGATCAAGAGTTTAGATTGCTTAGAGCTAAAAACAATAACCTTACTACTACTGATATTAAGCGTTCATTACAAGCAGCGTTTGGTAGAACAAGAGAATAGATATGAATATAAACCAATTAAATGCTATAGTTGACCAAGCAGATAATAACCCAAGAGGACTTGTCAGTTGGATAGGTGCAAATGGGTTAAAAATGCTACAACAGTCAATCATCTCTACTCTTCGTGAGAGAGGGATTGTTACTGTTCCTAATACTACAGTATTGCAATCTCAAACATTTAACAATACTCCTGTATGTTATGTTATAGGTAGTGGGTTTTTTAGATGGAATAGTATAGGCACACCAAACGGAAGTACAATATTTCCTGCGGCAGATGGTGGTGTATGGGCGTCTGAGTCATTGTCAAATGTAGGTAACTTACAACAAGTAACAAACAATGGTAATACCACTACAAATGATATTATAGCAGCAAAGCTAATAGCAAACGATGAGGTGATGTCTGAGTTGTTTACTGTTGAGAACTCTGGGTCTATAATTTTTGATACAGGTACTTATTCTATCAATGTATATGCTGAAACAGCTACATCTGGTAGAAACATAAGAATACCAAATGAAAGCGGTACCTTAGCTACAAGGGAATGGGTACAAGCCCACCCAGTTAATAACCCTACCTATATATTTACTCAAGCAACTCCTAGTTCTACTTGGGTTATAACTCATAATTTAAATTCTTTCCCATCTGTTACTACAGTTGATTTATTAAATGTACAAATAGTTGGAGATTTAGAATATACAAATGTAAACCAATTAATTGTAAATTTTAGCGCGCCAACAGATGGCAAAGCATATTTAAACTAAAATACTATGTCATACAAATTTCTCACCAACGTCAATATGACGCAGAACCAATTACTAAATGTAGTAATTGAAAAATCAGGAACACCACCTGCTTCTCCAGTAAGTGGTCAACTTTATTATAACACCACAAGTAACTTGTTGTTTATGTACAACGGTACAGCTTGGATTGACATCGCATCAGGCGACATTACCGCAGTTAATGCTGGTACTGGTCTTTCTGGTGGTGGTACATCTGGTGCTGTTACTTTAAACTTCAACCCAGATAATACTACTATTGAGGTTGATGGTAGCAACAATGTAAGAATTAAAGATTTAGGGGTTACTACTGCTAAGTTAAATACTGATGCTGTAACAACTATTAAAATATTAGATAAAAATGTTACCTTTGCTAAGATACAAGATATTCCTACTTTAACGGTAATTGGTAATTTATCTGGTTCTACTGCTACTCCATCTGCGATTAGTGTAGTTACTGATTTTACTTCTCCTTTAAATACTAATATTCCTACGACTCTTGCAGTTAAAAACTATGTTGATACGACTGTAGGTAGTTTAGGTAACTTAGAAGGTGGATACGATGCGTCTGGTGCTTTATTACCTGTTGCGGCTGGTGGTACTAAAAAAGGTGACTATTGGTATGTAACTGTAGCTGGTACACCAAGTGGTGTTTCTCCTGCTGTTACTTTAGCTGTTGGTGATGTGGTTATTGCAAATCAAGATAACGCATCTACTACTAACTCAAGTCAATGGATATTCTTAGAAACTAACCAACAACAAGCGACTACTACTATTGTAGGTATAACTCGTTATGCAACTGGTGTTGAAACTGCTGCACAAACTTTAGGAACTGCTGCTATAACTCCATTAGGGTTAGCTTCAGTTACTGCAACAGAAACTAGACAAGGTCTTGCAGAAATTGCTACACAAGCAGAAACAAATGCTGGTGTAGATGATACAAGAATAGTTACTCCTTTAAAGTTAACAACATATGTTGCTTCTGCTACTGGTAGTTTCTCTGTTCTTGTTGGTAATGGCGTTAACAATTCATTTACTGTAACCCATAACTTAAATTCAAATAAAGTATTGGTTCAGTTATATGAAGATGCTACAGGTGCTCAAGTAATGACAGACGTTGTAATTACAGGTGTAAATACAATTACTGTTAGCTTTACAGCTGTACCTACAACAAACCAATACTTAGTAGTAGTTCAAAAATAAACTAAATGGCTTATAAATTTTTAAGTACAATATTAGGCATAGATGCCAACTTTACTGGTAATGTGGGGGTAGGAACAACTACCCCTAGTTACAAGTTAGATGTTAATGGTGATACAAGGTTACAGGGAACTCTTACTGGTGTAACTCAATATTTAAGTACTGGAGCTGCGGCAACAAGTCATTATTTAGAATTTTTATCAACTTCTTCTACTAATAGTTATTTAAACCTTAGAAGATTAGGTGGTGCTAATGGTACATATGCATATTATTTAAAT